AGTCACCGTGCTGCCGAACTTTTTCGTCAAGACCGCTAACGATGGCTGGCTGGACATGCTGGCCTGGGCCGTCAACGTCACCCGCAAGCCATCCACCAAAGCCGAAGGGCTGTTGCTATTCACCCGTAGCGCGATCGCCGGCACGCTCGAAGTGCCTGCCGGTACCCGGGTGCAGTCGATCGCCATCAATGGCAACGTCTACGAGCTGCTGACCCGCACTGCAGCGACCTTTGCCGATGGAGCGGCCCAGTTGCTGATTCCGGCCGTGGCGAAAGAAGCCGGCAGTGGCTTTAACCTGGCGCCCGGTTATTTCTCCATCCTGCCGGAGCCGGTACCGGGCGTTGTCCAGGTGGTCAATGCGGATGGCTGGTTGACCCTGCCCGGGGCCGACACCGAGAGCAATGACGATCTGCGCCTGCGCACGCGCAACCAATTTTCGGCCGTCAACCAGTGGCACACCGATGCCGTTTACCGCGCCATGATCGCTAGCTTCCCGGGTGTCCAGGCCGATGGTGTCTACTTCGAGCACAACGCGCCCCGGGGCCCCGGCAGCGCCAATGCCCTGGTGCTGTTTGAGGCGGACGCGCCGGCGATCACTTACCTGGAAACAATCAACGCTTACATCCGCGACCAGGGCAACCATGGCCACGGCGATGACCTCCTGGTGCAGCAGATGCCGGAGACATTGCACACCGTCAGCCTGACGATCTGGCCGAAGGCTCAGGTGGGCATTGAGCAGCATGCCGCACTGCTCAGCGACATCGAGCTGTTCATCCGTGCTGCCTTTCGCGAAAGCACGGCCAGCGACTACCAGCCCACTGTCACCTTCCCACAGTCGCGGTTTTCCTTCAGCCGCTTGGGCGAAGAGCTACATGAGCAGTTCTTGGGTATTGATTCTCTGCGCTTCGAGAACAGCGACATCATCTCGGAATTGACCATCCCGCGCCTGTCCGGAGTCGAGGTGGCCATCGGTGCTTAAGTTGAGTTTGCCGTTTTGGCTGGATGGCCCGGAGCTGGCCAAGCTCAAGGCCGCAGCTCAGTCCTGGTGGAGCAAGGTCGAAGGCTGGGTGAACTGGCCCTTGCTGCAGCTTGACGCCGAAACCTGCCACCTGTCCGTGCTCGATCTCCTGGCCTGGCAGCGCGACATCCAGCGCTTCCACGGCGAGCCCGAGCGCTTGTATCGGTTGCGGGTGAAGTACGCCTTTATCAACGCCGTCGACGCAGGCAGCACGGCTGGCATGGTCCGGATCTTTCAGCGGCTAGGCGTCGGCTATGTCGAGATCGAGGAGCGCATGCCCGGGCTGGATTGGGACGTGGTGCTGTTGCACCTGACCGACAGCCAACTGAGCGAAAACCCAGTGCTGCTGCGCGTGCTGATGCAGCAATACGGCCGCACCTGCCGCCGCTATGACTTCGTCACGATCACCCCGGTGACCCTGAGGTTTGGCGTGGCCCACTTCAACGATGACCAGCAAACGCTGATCGCCGCCTTGGACGAGCGAACGCCTCGCCTGGTGCAGATCAACGAGCTGGCCATCGTGACCATTGTTACTGACCCCCTTTAGGAGCACCCATGGGAGCAAGCATTACCCTCGCCGGCGAAAGCCTGATCGCCCAGAAACAAGGGGCGCAGGAAGTCCTGGAGGTTGCGCGCTTCGTCCTGGCGAACGTGCCTGGTCTGGATCCGACCAGTGTGGTCGATCGCGCTGCCGGCAAGCCGCCTGCCGCGCAGATCGTCTACACCGCCAACGTCAACCGCAAAGGCTATGTCAGCCCGCGCCAGGTGATCTATAGCTTGATGGTCAGTTCCGACATTGGCGACTGGGACTTCAACTGGATCGGTCTGGAGACAGCTGAAAACGTGCTGTTCGCCGTGGCCTACGTGCCGCTGCAGCAGAAGCGCAAGAACATCCCGCCGGAGCAGATCGGCAACAACCTCACCCGCAACTTCCTGGTGGAGTTCACTGGTGCCCAGGCATTAACCGGCATCGTGGTGGACGCGAGCACCTGGCAGCATGACTTTACCGTGCGACTCAGCGGAATCGATGCCCGCGAGCGCCTGAGTAACCGCGACATGTTTGGCCGTGCCTGCTTCCTGGCTGACAGCCTGCAGATGGAACGCAACTCTTTTGACTTGTTCCAGCTCAAGGCCGGGGTGGCTTACGTCGAAGGGATCCGGGTTCAATTGACTGAGCCTGTGCTGACCCAGCTTCCCGCCTTGCCTGCCAAGGCCTGGCTGGATGTGTCGCTGACGCGAGTCGCCAGCGATGTGGTCGCCATCTGGCAGGTGGTGTTCGGCGATGCAAAGTCGGACTACCAGGACAACAACAGTGTCCAACACTACCTGGTTGAGGTCGCCAGTGTGGACATCTTGGGCGAGATCACCGACCTGCGGACCAGTCAGCCCATCACGCTGGAACTGGTAAAGCATTTCGCCGCCCGCGTCGGCGACTATCCGCAGCTGCGTGCTCGAGCAACCACCAAGGAAGACGTGGACCTGGGCGAACTGCCCAACGCCAAAAGCGACGATCCGGACACTGACAGCAGCGAGATCCTGGCCACCACCAAGGCGCTCAAAGCGTTGCGCAAGATCATTGATGACTCAGAGGTCGGCCGCATCGGCACCTTTGCCATGGCCACGCCGCCGGCGGGCTGGTTTCGGGCGAACGGTGCAGCGGTCTCGCGCACGGTCTACTCCGCGTTATTCGCCAAGATCGGCACCACCTACGGAGCCGGTGACGGCGTCTCCACCTTCAACCTGCCTGACCCACGCGGCAAGTTCATTCGCGTCCTCGATGACGGTCGTGGGATCGATGCCGGTCGGGTGCTGGGTAGCTATCAGGCCGACGAAATTCGCAGCCACAACCACAGCGGCAGTGCAGCCAATGCCGGTGGCCACGCGCACACCGCCTCTTCGGATACTCAAGGCGCTCACAACCACACCATTGATCGCGGGCGCGGTGAAGAGGATACCCAAAACCCAGCCAACCCCGGCGGGGCTCTCGGCGGTTACGCCGATGTAACTTCCACGGCTGGGGCACACGCCCACAACATTACGGTCAACGCTGCTGGGGATCACAACCACGTCATCACCGTTGGCTACACCGGCGGGGCAGAAACACGCCCCCAAAACATCGCGTTCCTCGCCTGCATCAAGTACTGAGACCTGCCATGAATACCAAGATCGTTTTCCAAACCGACCAGTTGGGTATCTACATCGGTGAAGCCGTGGCCGACGCATCGCCGCTGGAGCCCGGGGTGTGGTTGATTCCTGCGCACTGCGTGGAAGTCAAACCGCCGGTTATTCCCGAGCGCAAGGCCGCGCTGTGGGACGGTGAGCGCTGGCAGTTGATTGACTCCTATCAGGGGTTGACCGCGTACAACACCCAGACCCGCGCCCCGACCGTGGTCGATCGCCAGGGCTCGTTGCCGGCTGGCTACACCCTGGAAGTGCCAGACCCGGGGCAGATCTGGACCGGTGACCGTTGGATTGACGACATCCCGGCGGTGGTTGAGATGCGGTACCACGAACAACTGCAGGCCGTGAACATCGCCTGCCAGCGCGAAATCACTGGTGGCTTCTGGTCCACCGCTCTGGATGAACGCCACCGCTACACCAGCGAACTGGACGACCAGGTCAACCTCACTGGCATGGCTGTGCGTGGTCTGAACGGACCCTATGCCTGCTACGACGAGCAGGGCATCAAAGCCTTCCGGCCGCATACCGCTGCCCAGCTGCGTCAGGTTAGTGACGAGTTCACCGAGTTCAAAATGTTGCGACTGCAGAAGGTGGCCGAATTGGCCATGCAGTTGGAGACCGCACGCCTAGCGCAGGATCTGGACACGATCAACACCCTGACATGGGAGTCGTTGCCGGTATGACTTGGACCGACGTCACGATGCGCTGGCCCGAGCAGTCCACCCAGTGGCTGAGCGATCTTGACGCGGCCAAGACGCTGGCCGGCGGCGAGCTGGTCAGCACGGCGGAACGGTTGCTGAGCCTGGATTCTCTGGCCACCACCGAGCCCGGACCGGTCGGCGCCGCTGCTGCAGGTGTAGTCGAATCCGGCCGGGCTGCGCTCAGCGAGTCGTTGAGCGAGGCGCCATTGTGTCTGGCCGTCACTCCGTTCCAAAGCACTGTGGGCCAGGGCGTAGGCCTACAGCGCTATCTATCGGCCCCCAACTTGCTGCGCCACCTCGGCGCCAAGCTCGAGGACACCAGCGACGACAACCGTCCCGGCGGCGAGCAATACGCCCTGGTGGTGATGTTCATGGGCACACGCTATGACCAGTTCGCCGCCACCCTGGGTCGATTCAATGCGCTGATGCCGATCGCGGACCTGCAGCGGGCTGAGCGGCGCGCTGAACGACTGTTCGCCCTGGACGAGGAAAAGTGGGAGTTGCCTTCGGCTGGAACCTTGCCGCGCTGGTCAACGCTACCCCTGGAACGCAGCACGATCACCAAGGCCGCCAGCCAAAGCATGGCGGGGCAGTTGGCCGTGCTGGAAAGCTACGTGGCCGACAGCTCGCCGCTATCGGATCTGCAAGCCTTGGCCAGCCGCAAGGCTTCCCAGGCGGAGGCCCGCGATCAGCAACTGGTCGACCTCAAGGCCCTGCTCGCCGGTGGTACCGCCGAATCCACGATGTGCGCCCGCCTGCTCGGCCCCGGCAACGCGGCCGAACTGCGCCGCGATCTGCTGTCCGGTGACGCTCCAGGACATGAATGGCCGCTGTCCGCCGGTGTGTTGCTGGTGGGCTCACTCAAAGGTTTGAGTTTCGTTCGGGAGTTGGTCGGCCTATGACGCTCCTCCTCGACGGTGAACAGATCCGCGGTATCGGCCTCAAGGTGACGGCCAGCCTGCGCATTGAAAGCGGCGACCTGTCTGGCCAAACCAGCAACAGCGACACCGCGCACAACGGGTTCAAGCCGAAGACGCTGACCGTTGCACTGACGATTCGCTACAAGGAAGCCGAGCAACTGCGCACTCTGATGAGCCTGGCCGAAACCACGGAAGGTGGTGGCCAGCTCAAGACCTATCGAATCGTAAACGATACCGCTGCTGCCTTC